GAGTCTATAGGATTATATCAATCGAATATTCAAAAATTGATTAAAGAAAAAGACGAGTTTGAAAATTTAAATGAGCAATGGAAAGTATTTGAATTGTTCTTAAGGGCAACCTCTAAAAACGGCATTCCACTTGAAGTGATTAGGTCTCGTTTGCCAGAGATTAATGCAGAGATTGCCAGTATTCTACAGGGCGTAACGGGGTTTACTGTTGAGCTAGAATCAGATGAAGGTTCAAATGAAATGTCTATCTATATTAATTACGGAGATTCAAGAAGAATAATCGAATGTTGCAGCGGTATGGAAAAAATGATGTCTGCCCTTGCAATTCGTGTAGCGTTAATCAATGTATCAATTCTTCCAAAGTCTGATATCCTTATAATAGACGAGGGTTTTGGATCTTTGGACAGCGGTAATATTGAAGCATGCGAGAAATTGTTAGAGTCACTCAAGAAATGGTTTAAGACAATTTTGGTAATATCACATGTTGATGCAGTAAAAGATAGCGCCGATAGCTTGCTGGAGATTATAAAGGTTGGACAAAATTCACAAATTAAATTTACATAGAACATTACAGACACAAATAATTACTTCTGGTAAAAAGGTGCCGGTTATATGTCCTGTGTGCAAACTTGTATTACTGGATGATATAGATGTGGCATCTGTAAATAAAGAGAAAGCATGTACAGAGTGCACAATAAACTTTAAACATATCAATATTAATGACTGGGAAAATGGTTGGCGTCCGTCAATTAAAGAATCAAGGTCAAAGATAGTTGGTTTTAAATAATTAGAATATAGAGGTGGAAAATGAATACCAATACCGCAAGAATAATAGGACAGGTTTTAGAGAATTACTGGGGAACTAGTTCTAGTCAGAATGGAACAAGCTCGATTACATATGATTTATCTGGAGATATTTTAACATTAAAATATGTGACGGTTGTTCACTTTGTTTCAGAGAGCTCATTGAACCCCCAGGTTGTTGAGGCAGAACGTGAGGCTGTCTCACTGCTTAAGGACAAACTTAAGTTAGTAAAGAGTGCGTATAAAGACACGGTCGGTGAAGCATTAAAAACAGACGACCTAGGTGGGCGTAGTGATATGGAGTTATTACAGCCCCTGTCAACAAGAAAGACGTCATACTTTAGATACAATCATTCTTTTAAGCTTAAAGACTAATAATAACCGTGGTGATGTCAAAGCAGAAACAAATAAAAGAGATAGTGAGATGTGGCAAAGACGCGTCCCACTTTATTAACAATTATGTGAAAATACAGCATCCAACAAGGGGCCTGATTCCTTTTGATACGTATGACTTTCAGGATGATTGTATTATTGATTTTGTTAATCATCGCTTTAATATTATCTTAAAGTCTAGACAGCTAGGAATTTCTACGTTGTCTGCGTGCTATGCTGTCTGGCTTGCTGTCTTCTATAAAGATAAAAATATTCTAGTTATTGCAACTAAGTTAGCAGTGGCTCAAAATTTTATTAAAAAGGTAAAAACAGCATTAAAAAGTATGCCAGGTTGGCTACTTTTGCCAGAACTAACTTCTGCTAATAAGCAGGGTGTCGAATTTAGCAATGGATCAACAATTAAAGCTATACCAACATCTGACGATGCGGGTAGATCTGAAGCACTTTCACTCTTGATTGTTGATGAGGCAGCATTTATTAGAAACTTTGAAGAATTATGGATGGGCCTGTATTCAACACTCTCTACCGGAGGTAGAACCATCGTTCTGTCAACACCTAACGGTGTTGGTGACAAGTATCATGAACTGTGCTCCGCAGCAGAGAATGGGGAGAATGAGTTTAATTTTATAAAGCTTATGTGGGACGCTCATCCTGAAAGAGATGAAGCGTGGTTTGCTACTGAGACAAAAAATATGAGCAAAAAGCAGATCGCGCAAGAGCTGATGTGCGACTTTGCAGCCTCAGGTGACACGTTTCTCCAGTCAACAGATCTGGAAAAGATTTCATTAAAAATAAGAAATCCAATAGAACGTTGGGGCCATGATATGGGAGTTTGGACCTGGAAATATTACCTGTCAGATCATAAATACGTTATTTCCGCCGATATTTCTAGAGGGGATGCATCAGATTATTCTGCGTTTCATATTTTTGACATAAATACGTCTGAGCAGGTTGCAGAATATAAAGGGAAGATTCCCCCTGATCAATTTGCAGTTCTTTTGGCAGAGGCAGGAAATAGATACGGTGAAGCATTAATATGTCCTGAGAATAATACATACGGCTACGCAACTGTTATGAAGCTTGTCGAAATTGGTTACAAAAACCTTTATTTTAAAAATGAGAAAGATAAATACCATGCGTTGTATAGCGGAGCGGCACCCGAAGTATCAAAAATAGGGTTTCAGACAAATGTAAAAACAAGAGGGCAAATATTAACAAAGTTTGAAGAGGTTATAAGGACGGGCACAGTACATTTTTACTCCACCAGATTTTATGATGAAATGAAGACATTCATCTGGAAAGGGAAAAAAGCACAGGCACAAAAGGGAAAGAGTGACGATCTTATCATGGCCGCTGCCATTGGTATTTGGTTATTTGATACTAATGCTTCATATAACTCACAAACACATGACGTTAATAAGGCAATGTTAGCAGGTTTTGCAGTAAATTCTAATGATGCAGAAAAAATAACCAATCCGTGGAAAAATATTGCATACAATCCCTTTAAGGCGTATACAATGGATGATATGCCTGTAAGCGGCTCTTTGGATGGAATAGATTACGGGTGGCTTCTTTAGATTATAATTAACTAATGTTAAAAAAGCAATAAAACATAAAGAGAAATAAAATGGCAGATAATAACGGAAGTCTTTTTAATAGGTTGACAAGGCTTTTTAGATCAGGCCCAATAGTAAAAAGAAGGGTTAAAAACTTTAAAGAACCCTCTGCATCAGCTGCAGTGGAGCTTTTTAAACGGTCCCATAATGATGTATACAATAATACACTAAGCGCATATGGCTCCGCAGACAGAATGTCAAGGTATAGTGATTTTGCATCGATGGAAGCAACTCCAGAGATATGTTCAGCACTTGACATTTATTCAGAGGAAAGTGTTTCACCAGATGAACACGGCAAAGTATTACACATATATTCAGAGAATAGGAAAGTACAGGAAATACTTGACCATCTCTTTTATGATATATTAAATGTAGAATTTAATCTGGTAATGTGGGTTAGAAACCTTTGTAAGTACGGAGATTTTTTCTTATTTAATGATGTTTCCCCAGAATATGGAGTGACCGCAACATACCCAATTCCAATTTCAGAAATGGAGAGAGAAGAAGGTTTTGACCCAGAAGATCCGCTCGCAGCAAGATTTAGATGGATTACGCAAGGCAACCAGGTTTTAGAGAACTGGCAAGTGTCACATTTCAGATTACTTGGGAATGATGCATTCCTGCCATATGGTTCGTCTGTTTTAGAAGCTGCCAGAAGAATTTGGAGGCAGTTAATATTAATTGAAGATGCGATGTTGGTTTACAGGGTAATTAGAGCCCCAGAAAGAAGAGTATTCTATATAGACGTCGGCAATGTACCTCCAGAGGATGTTGCAAACTATTTAGAGCAGGCACAGTCAGCACTAAAAAGAAACCAGGTTATTAATAAAGATACAGGGCAGGTTGACCTACGGTATAACCCATTGTCGGTTGATGAAGATTATTTTCTTCCAGTCCGGGGTGGCGAGTCAGGAACCAAGATTGATACACTTGCAGGTGGTCAGAACACTGCAGCCATAGAAGATGTAGAATATATCCAAAAGAAATTATTTGCGGCCCTTAAGGTCCCTAAGGCATATCTTGGTTACGACGAAGATGTAGGTTCAAAGGCAACATTGGCCCAAGAGGATATTAGATTTTCGAGAACTATCCAAAGAATTCAGAAAACAATAATTTCTGAATTAAATAAGCTTGCAATGGTTCATTTATATTGTCATGGTTATGATGGCGAAGAGCTCGCAGAGTTTGACCTTAGATTGTCTAATCCGTCTACCATCGCTCAGCAACAAAAGCTAGAATTAATAAGGTCAAAATTCGAAATTGCGGGCGCAGTTCCAGAGGGGACAGTTAATAGGGCCTGGATTCAAAAAAATGTTTTAGGATTATCTGATGAAGAAATAGCCCTTATCAAAGATGGCAGAATTCAAGATAAAAAAGATGATACGGAGATTGAGAATGCTGGAACAGCAGAGTCACCAGACGCCGGTGGTGGTGGCGGTGACGAAGGCGGGGGAGACGAGGGTGGAGGTCTCTTTGCAGGAGATGCCCCAGAGGGTGAACAGTTATTAACGGCTTTACCCGCAGATGAAGATAGCGACGATGACCCCGATGACAACGATGATGATTCTTTATTACACCTTTCAATAGATGATGAAGATGCACCGGTTAAGGCGCAAAACAGAATAATGAATGCATTTGGAGAACCCATAACAAAAAGAAGGGTTGTCCGGTCTGGACCGCTGGCTACACACACACCAAACTTCAATAAAATGACGTCTGTTGGAAAGCACGCTCGTACACAAGATTCCATGAATAAACCATTCGGCACCGAATTTAAACAACCTTTTGACGAGGGATTTGATAATTTATCAATTGGTGCCCCACCAAGATTAACATTTGATTTAGTCAAAACTCTCAATAAGATGTCGAGCAAAATAAATATTAATAGGACAAGTTTACTTTCAGAGTCAGATGGAGTAGACGAAGATGAATAAACAAACAAAGAGAGGGACCATAATGGCGAAGCACAATAAGAAACGTAACGTCGGCCTTATTCATGAGCAGCTGGTAAGATTTGCAAGCGAAAAGATTGTAGAGAAGAAAAATGATAAAGTTGTATCTGCAATATCAATTTTAGATAAGCACTTTAATGAAGGCTCTGAACTTTATAGAGAATTCAGACTATTTAATGCGTTGGTTCATACTTGTGTAAAAGATGTAGGCATTGCCAGAAGGATTATTCAAGAAAGCAAGGTTGCATGCAAAAATCATGATGCGAACAAACTAAGGTCAGAAAAATCTTTATTGATAAAGGCAATCAATTACGACTTGGATGATAAACAGTTTTTTAATAAAAAATTAATAGAGTATAAGATATATACTACGGTTCAAGCACTATTAAATGAATGGCGCGGCGCAGATAAACTTGCTCCAAATGAAACTATTAAATACGAAACTGTTTTAGAAGAATGGTTAACCCGTCCTGGTGTAAGCAATAAGTTACAGAAAAATGATGTTGCGGATCCACTCGCTCTTAAAATCATGATAGAAAAGTTTAATTCAAAATATTCTTCTAAGCTAAATGCTAGTCAATCTAAATTACTAGAGTATAAGCTACTAAATGACGATAATGGTATAATAGAACAAGTCATTGATATAAAACGTGCCGCCGCAGCCGTATTAGACAAATTTTATAAAGAATGTGACAACAAAGTTTTAAACAACAAAAAAATGTTGGTTGAAAATAAGATCTTGGCTATTAAACCAAATGCCAATGATGAAACTATCACGAAGGCGTTGATATTGTCTAAATTAATAGAGACGGTTGGGGAATAAAATGCAAGAAAATAAAAAAAGAACATTGTTAACAGAATGGTTGGCGTTTGACTATTCACCAGAGTTGATTAAAGAGTCAAAAGAAAAACATGGCGGAAAAATTTTAATGAAAGGCGTGTTACAAAAGGCAGATACGCTTAATCAGAATGGTCGCGTTTATCCAGCCCCAGTTTTAGAAAGAGAAGTAAGGAACTACCAAAAATTCATTTCAGAAAATAGGGCATTGGGTGAGCTTGATCATCCAGATACATCCGTTGTAGAATTAAAGAACGCCTCACACATAATCAGAGAGGCATACATGGATGATGGTGTTGTCTACGGAACTGTAGAGCTATTAGATACACCATCTGGAAAAATTTTGCAGAGCTTAGTAGAGTCAGGTGTCACTTTAGGCATCAGTTCAAGGGGTGTTGGCAGTACTGCAAGAGACGGAGATCATGATATTGTTCAAGATGACTTTCAGTTAATCTGTTGGGACTATGTATCTGAGCCCAGTACACCGGGTGCATTTATGATGAAGGAAGGCAGGGATTTTTCAAATGCAGATCTACAAAGACACTTTACAAAAACAGATAGAATAGATAGAATATTAAATGATATTCTAGAGTGGGAGAATGAATAATGGGACAGTGGGTATCAAGTAATCATAATAATGCAGATGAGTATGTCGGATCATCATTACCATTTACGACCGGCTCGTTTGTCACGGCCGATGCAGTAGGCACAAAAATTAATTTTCCATATGTTACGAGATGGATTCAGGTATTTAATGCAGGGGCAGGTGCAGTAAGGGTAGGATTTACAAAAAATGGTGTTGAGGCCAATCCGGTGTCTAATTCAAATTATTTTGTAATTCCTGCTGCCGAGCAATCGGCTAGACTAGAAATAAAATGTACAGAGCTTTGGGTCGCAGGACATGGAGCCACCCCAACGATATCATTAGTTGCGGGCTATACAAACATTCCGAAAGGCAGATTTTTAAATCTTACGGGCTCTGAAGGGTTTAAGGGTATAGGATAAACTTTATATGAAAAGATCAGAATTAAAAAACATTGTAAAAGAATGCCTGGTAGAGTTACTAGCTGACGGTCTAGAATCCACAGGAAAAAATATTTCAGAATCAAGAAGAAGCAGAGAAAAAAATAACGTTTTACTGGAAGAAAAAAGATTGGCCACCCATAGGCAAAAACTAGACGCAAGGGTATCAGACACGGTATCAAGCGTTACTGACGACCCAATATTACAGGATATTTTGGCACACACTGCAAGAACAACACTACAGGAACAAATATCAAACGATCAACAAACAAATTCAGATAATTTATTATTAAATGATCAGCCAACTTCTGTGGCAGGTGTAAATCTAGATTCAATTTTTGCAGCCCCAAGTAAGAATTGGGCCGAAATGGCATTTGCTAATAAGAAATCAAGCTAAAATAATTCTTAACAAGTATATATTTATTAAAATAGACACGAGGAGGATTTGTAATGTCTAGAAGAGTTAAAAAAATGTCGTCTGGCATTCTTAAGCGAATGATAGTTCAAGAGGCCGCAAAGCTTCGAAGAGAAGTTTTAGAAACAGGCAAGGAAGATGTAGAAAAAGTTGCCGCAGCGACAGACGAAGTTGACGCTGACGGGTTTGCGGATTCAATTGAGCAAGACGTCGATTGGATGCAGGCTCTAAAAATTCATGAAAGAAGACTAACTAAGAAACTTCGTGAAGTCCGCAAGGCCAAAAATAGGATTGGCCGCAGACTTTCAAGAAAAATTTAAGGAGATATTCTGATGCCAACACACAATCAAGGTACTGTTGAGTCGCCTGTTACCGATAATGGACTGGGCAAATCTTCAACCAATAGTTTAAAAGATATATACGCTGATAGCCCAATCCATAAAGGTGAGCTTACCGCAGAGTCAATTAAGCAGAGTTTCCAAGATGATACACTGGACGCTGTAATTAACGATGCTGGTCATACATTTGGAACATTTGATACAGGATATATAGACGCTCCTGATCTTGAAGATGTGGAAACTGGGGCAGGCGGCCTTCCCGCCTCACCTTATGTTCCTAATCCGTCCTCGCCTGGAGAAGGCAGCGTAAATGCTACAGATCAACCTGAAGCACCAGATGGATATGGTCAAACACCAAATTCTCAATGGGGTTCAGGTGTAGGAAGCGCTTTACAACCGAAAGTTTCATCCGCCAAAATCTCTGGTCAAAAATTGGGTGATTACGTAATGGGTTCATCAAAAGGAGAATAATATATAATGGCATTTCCTGAGCAAACACCAACAACAACTATAATACCCGCTGGCGGGACGATGGTTCATGGAACAACAGAGGCCATCGGACCCCCACTCAGCACCTCAACGGTCAACACTGGGGGTAGTCGCACAGCAGTATCGGACGCGACGAGCTTATTGACATCATTCCCAGGGATGACGGCCCTTCCCACTGCCGTGGAAATCGGTAATATGAAGGCCAAACTACTGCAGAATACAATCACCGACGACGACATAGCCGATGCCTCTGGGTATTACGGGTTTCCAACACCTGCCGTGGAAACCCCTGAGGATTATTCTTCTGCAGACCTGGTGTATACCGCCGCACCTGACCTTACCACAGTCACCACCGCCAGTCCTTATATGCCAAACTTAGTACCACCAGAGCTCTTTGATATTGGTCCTGACAACACCACTACGAATGTGCTGACAAAAACAACCGTTCCACAAAACCCGTCGGCTACATCAGTTAAGACATATACGCCTTAGGGCATTTTATTTATGGAAAAAAGACAATTATTAACTTGTATTTTAGGAGATAGAAAGGGTCTAGGTCACGGTGTGATAGATCCTACTTTTCAAATAAACCAGGTTAAGCAAGGAAACTTTCCGTATATAGATGATGATGAGTACAAAGACGATGATGTCGATGTCAATGATGAATCATTTGATGCCATTAGTAAAAAGACGTTCAGCCCAATGGTGATAGACCCGAAGGCATCAGATACCCAATATTTTGTCGGCGCAACTTCTAAATTACATGCTTGTTTTTATAGATACAATGACATATTGAAAGAGATAGATAAATTAGGGAAAGAGATAAAAATTAAAGAGATCTCAGTTGGTGGTTCTGATTCCAGTAAAGCATTTGATACTGGTTCTTATAAACGAACTGGAACAACAAGGGGATGGGCATCACCTCCTCCAAAAAGTAAAATAGATGCACAAGATGAAGAGTTAGAAGACGAGATTTATAACTTAAAAAAAATATCTATTGTTCAAAGACAAGCCTTAGGGGAATATTTTAATTTTGAAAGGTATATTTAAATAAAGATATGTGGTGGAGCAAATGAGTAAATCACTTTATGAAGAAGCTATTGCAGATGCAAAACAGCTTCGTGAACTAGCAGAAGACGAAGCCAAGAATCGTGTGATAGAGGCAGTCATGCCACAAATTCGCGATTTAGTAAACCGCCGCATTCTTGGAGAGAATCTAGATGACCTTGAATTAGATCAAGGCGATTCAGAAGATGCTACGGTAGACTTTATTATGGATGATGAAGTCCTTGGCACCACTCAAGAAGATGACCTTATTAATAATACACCCTCAGCCGTAGTAAATGTAACGGCACAGGGTGATGTAAATATTGAAGTTGAGCCCGGAAACGATTCAGAAGACGAAGAAGAAGATTTAGTCTTAACTGATACGATGGCAGAAGCCCTGGGTAGACTTATACGCGGTGAGATAAAAATTAAATCCACCGCTAAAGAACGTGTTGTAGCCCTAGAGGTTAGGGTTTCAAAGTTACGGGTACTAAACGAATCTTTGAATACAAACAATTTAACGAAAACTCAAAAAACAAGATTGAACCTGGCGTTTATTCACTGTTTAAGAGAAGCGTTAAATTTGCGTAGTACAATTACAATTAGTGAATCAGACACTCAAGATAAGCTTGAGCAGAGACTATCAGCAATTATTAAGGAGATGAAGCAGATGTCAAAATCAAATCAGAGAAACATCTTCGACTTTCTATTCGAATCAGAACAGGATGCTACGAAGATGAGAGAGCTCGAAGAGGCTGAACTCTCGCTTGAGCTAGAGGACGAAGAAGTCGAAGATCTAGCGGGCGCAGAGGATGCCGAAGCGGTTGATACCGCACTCGCAGATATTTTAGGTGACGTAGAGTTTTCACTTGGCGGTGAAGAGGAAGTCACAGACGAAGAAGGTGAAGTAGGCGGGGAAGAAATGGATTTCGAAGGAGACGAAGAAATGTCAGCTGAGCCAGATGATGGTGAGGTTTTAGAAATCGATGAAGGTATGCTCCGCAGAGAGCTTCGCAAGATGCGTAGACTTCGTGAACAAGAGGAAGGCGCCGCAGCTGCTGCAGATCCTTCACTTGCTCATGGTGGGGAGGACCTAGGTGATGTCATTCTTGATATCGATGAAGATGATCTTCTTAATGCTTTGGCAGATGAATTAGGCAATGCACCAGTACCAGACGCAGGTTCTAGACCGGCTGGTGGAGATGCAATGCCTGAGAGCTTTAGACGACGTAGAAGTCGCCTTCGCAGAAGCCGTCGTCCAACCAAAAGAAATAATACAAACGAGTCAAGACAGGTCCGCAAATACAGAGGCGCGGTTTCTAGTCTTAAAAAACAACTCGTAGAAATGAATTTATTTAACGCAAAGCTTCTTTATGCAAATAAGCTTATGCAAAATAAAAACTTAACGATTAGGCAGCAGAAAGCAATTGTCGAGGCCATAGATAATGCCAAGACGCTTCGTGAGGCCAAATTGCTATATAAGAGCTTGTCGGAATCCCTAACAAGACGTGCTCGTGGTAAGAATCTTAATGAGGGAAGCTTAAGGACGCTCGGATCGTCTTCCAGATCAACCCGTTCGGCACAGCCGAAGACTAATGGTGTTGAGGCGGATCGATGGGCAGTTCTCGCCGGTCTAAACAACGGCAATGACTAACCATCTTAATATAAACCTAAGGAGAAATAAATTATGTCACAGTCATTTAATTTAAATCAGCTTACCGAAGGTATTCGCCAAAGAAATCTTGGGGGACAAAATCGGCAGTTGGTAGAGAAGTGGTCCAGAACGGGCCTACTTCGTGGTCTTAATGGAGTCCACAGAGAGAATATGGCAAGAATGCTTGAAAGTCAGGCAGGCCAGGTTCTTAAAGAGGCTTCTTCACTTTCAGGAGGCAGCGGTAACCTAGCTTCCTCGGGAGATGTTCGTGGTTTCACAAACATCGCATTCCCAATCGTTCGTCGAGTTTTCGGCGGATTAATCGCAAATGAGTTGGTTTCAATCCAACCAATGAGCCTTCCATCCGGAT